GTTAAAATCCATTGAAGACCAACTTCGGGAACAATTAAAAGCTTATATCACTGAAAATCAAACCGGTTGTTCTACAGTTGATTTGAAATCTGCATGTAAAGCATCTCCTGGCAATAAGCTAGAGTTGAATCTGGTAGTAAATACAAAAGATGCCGCAGTTATATCTTCTGGTTCTCTGGCTCCTCATTACGGTGTTGAGGTTGATCCGAATTTATCTGTAAATCCAAGATCTCAGACTGTAATTCGTAATTACGCAAGTGTTTCCGGGACTAATAGCAGGTCGCTTATTTATGCGGAATACGTTAGCAAGGATGGTGATGCCGCATGGGTTCCTGAAGGTGGGCTAAAGCCGTTGATGGATGCAACTCTTGCGGAAAAAACCGTTACAGCTGCCAAAGTTGCTATTGCTGCTAAATTTACAGAAGAAACTCTTTCTGACTTCCCAAGCTTTGTGAATGAGGTGCAAACAGAAATGGTGAATAAACTTGGCATAAAAGAAGAACAGGGGATCTTGACAGGATCTGGATCGTCTGGAGAAATTAAAGGGGTAGCCGCAGACATGCCAGCTTTCTCTTTGACAAACTTCTATATTGACAAGGCAAATATGTTTGATGCCCTTGTAGCGGCTTATTCTCAAATCGTTTCTACTAGCGAAATGGCTTATCGCCCTAACCTGGTATTGATGAATCCTTTGGATTACGCTTCAATGCAGTTGACGAAAGATGCTAATGGGCAGTATTTGAGACCATTCCGATACAACGATGAGTTGATTCAGGGATTAAGAGTTGAGACTACTACCGCGGTGAAACAGGGCGATTTCATCATGGGAGATTTCTCTTATTTGAACATCCGTGACTTATGGAATCTGTCAATCTCACTAGGCTGGGAAAATGACGATTTCAGAAAGAATATCGTAACGGTGCTTGCTGAAAAGAGATTGATGTGCTATATCAAGTCTCAGTATAAGACAGCTTTTGTAAAAGATAAGTTTAATACTGTAATTGAAGGTATTACAAAATCAGTTGATTAACATATGGGAAAAGAATATAACATGAATTTGACAAAGCGTTACAAGGTAACGTTTATCAAGGATGGTACAATGTATAAAACTGGAGAGGAAGTTATGGTAGGTATGCCTCTTGCCAGCAAGTTTTATGCAGAAGGGAAAATTGAAGCGACTAGCGAATTGCTAAACGATGCTAAGGCATTAGGGTGCGAAGAACTTTTCACAAAACGTAAAAAGACTAACTCATGATTATTGACGGTTCATATTTCACTGGAATGTTGAGTCTTGGCATCATTTGGGATATAGATTCAGATTCTCCGACTCGTATTGCGGAGAGGGACAACTTACAATCATATATAGACCGATATGAAAGACAATATCTTCAGCTTGTTCTGGGTGAGGATATGAGCCGTCAATTCTGGGATTACCTTTCTTCTCATTCCGCCGAAGATAAAATCGAAAAATGGGATACCCTTAAAGAGAAGCTTTCTGAAAAGGGGTATAGTCCGCTTGCTAACTATGTATATTTTCATTATGTTAGAAGATGCGGAGTAAAGCAGACTCCGACAGGGACCGTATATGGTTCAACGGAGGATCGCGCTAATCCGAATAATCTCCTTGTGTCAGCATGGAATGACATGGTAGAGATGAATGAGTCTTTATTCCGTTATCTGTGTGGTAATAAAGGTTATGATGGTTTTGAGTTTGACAAGAGTATGTTGGAAGAAATAAACACAATGGGTATATGAAGTCAATCAATAATATATTCAGAGATATAGTCTCTTCCACATCCGGGATTTATGGCAAGAATATTTCCTATATGTTTGGTGATTGGGATTATATTGCCGGTATACTTACCGAATGGGCTGAATCGCCTAAAATGAGTAAATTAAGATTTCCTATTATCTGTCTTTATTCTCCATATACCGAGGATCGTACAGGAAAGGATCGTACAACGACTCTTGAACTGGCTATCATGGTAGACACCTTAAAGGATTATACGAATGAAGAACGGGAAAAGGTCTCCTTCGAAGGGGCGCTTCGTCCTATTTATGATGCGTTTATTAAAAGTATCGATAAGTCTCCTGACCTGGTGCATGAGTATAATAATAGCATTCCTCATTACTACGAAGAGAATTATCGCTACGGAAGAAAAGGGGTAGAGGCTAATGGTAAACCATTCAGAGATTTTATTGATGTAATAGAAATAAAAGATTTAAGAATAACAATCAAAAATATTAAATGTTATGGCGACAGAATTTAGAGAATGCGCCGGTGTTGCTCAGTTTAATACCGGTACTTCAAAATGTATACTTGATCCGGGAAAGGTAAAAGCCATCATCTTGGCAATGCATGGATATAAACTTCCTAAGAATGTAACCGCTGAGGCGTTGCAGGCTGCGTGTCACGATGACAGACCGGCTCGTATTTTTCCGATCAAGACGATTGTTGAATATGCTCCGTCTGGTGGAGAGGCCAACAAAGGTGCTACAGGATATGGACCTAACAAGGTTACATCTTACTCAGCGAAAGATGACGTATGGACGCTGGAGGATTTCGATTCAAGTCTGAAGGCTAATATCATGGCCGCAAAAGGAGTTGCTTTTGATGCCTATTTCGTGGACGAGAATAACGTTGTGTACGGAATGAATGATGGCACCGAGGATCTGGCGGGAATTCCCTTGTCCGGAGTTTATCCGGGCGGTCAGGACTGGGATTCTTCCGGAACGGAGGCAAACCTGACTATCGGTACAATGTTCAAGGACTATGAAAAGTACGTGAAGAACGCCGATTACCGGGTGTATAAGTTTGACGTAGTAGAAGCTTTGACAGGGCTTGTTTATGTCGAATTGGTAAAAATAGATTCCGGAGAAAACAATTATAAGCTGAAAGAACATTTCGGTAATCTTGATGTCACATCTTTCTTTGGACCGGCATTAAGCGAAGGTGCTTCTACTTGCTTTAATGGTGCAACTGCCGTTACTTATGCAAATGGTGTTCTTACGATAACTGCTTCGGGTGCGGTTTCCCTGAAATCTCCGAAGATTCTTCAGGAAAATGGTGTTGTCGGTATTGAACAGTGGGTAGAATGAAAGTAGAGGGAGTTAACTTTGTCGATGAAGAAGTTAAGAAAATGAAGAAAAGAGAATTCATCAACAAGCATAAAACTTCTTTTTTTCTTGATAGGACAGAAACAGAAAGAGAAAATATCCTCTCTGACATATACGACAGGATCGTTAGTGCCAGACCTCCTTCAGTGGATATTATTTAAAGTGGTTTGTTTTCAGGAAGGGGGGAGGCGTTTGCCTTCCCTTTTCTCTTATTTGTTAAGCATATGGCTACAATTAAAGAAGCATTGGATAATGCAACCTCTCTTGTTGCTGGGTTTGAAGGAGAGATTCAGAATGTTATGGATTCGAATAAATCTCTTGTTAGGGAATTTGTGACGGAACAGCTGTATTCGGGAGTAAATGGTAATGACAAACCATTGCGGCCAACTTATTTGAATGATCCGTGGTTCTCTACTGATGAAGCGGGAAAATGGAAGAATAATGCAAAGGGATATGCTAAAATGAAAAAAAGGATAACAAGTCCTACTCCATCTTTCCAAGGTTATCCGGCGCGAGACATTTATACTCCAAACCTCATTATAACAGGCGAATTCTATGATTCTATACGTGTCTCTTCGTCTTCAAGGGGATTGAAGATAGAAACGAGGGGAAGCGACATAGGACCGGATATTGAAAGAAAGTACGGAAGTGCCATATTGGGAGTAGGAGGAAAGTCCCGTGAGTACTTCCTTAAATATGTGCTTAATCCGGCGCTTAAAAATTACTTCTCAAAATTTGGTGTATTATGAGTTGTTGGTGTCAAGGTAATAAACGGCTTGCTTCTATAGAGAAAATGCGGGAGATCGCAAGAAAGGCTGCTAAAATGGAGAAATCTGTGTTTGTCCTAATAGAAAAGCCGGATGGTACATATTATTTTGTCAAAGATGGAGAGAATTATACCGGCACATTTATTGAGTACATATATCCGTAATACGACAAACAGACCAAAAATGAGACTACTTAGTCAGAAAAATCACGGGTGTTATACAAAAATAAGAGGAAAAATAGAACAAACCTGCCTCGAAGCAAGGGTGGGGTAACAATATTTTACAGAGTGAGGCATGGTAGAAATTTGTGTATTGATATTTTACTAAACAGCCCACTTGAAAGTGGTAAGGTTATGGTAAGGGTAATTAAGCAATAACGGCAAGATTACGGCAAGGCCTTTTGATAAAAGCCATAGATAAGAGGAGTTGTTATCTCCTCCTCTTATCTATTCCAGCATTGTTGATGATCCTGTAAATCGTCTGCTCTGACTTTACCCCGGTTTTTGACATTATCTCTTTGATCTTTCCTCCTGACAGATACAGGTCTATCACTTGTTTTTCCTGTTCTTCGGTGATCTGTTTTCCGTTTCGGAGAGGAACTTCCCTTCTCCTTAAGATTGCCATCACGGTCGTCTGAGAGATGTTAGCATACGTCGCTATCTTTCTAAGTGTCCAGCCATCCTTATATTGCTGACAAACAAGTAGTTCTTCTCGGTCTGTGATAATCTTTCCTCTTTTTTTACTCACTTTTTCCATGTTGTTTATTTTTTTGTTTTACAAAGAATTTACAAGCAGTCTGTACGCAGACTCTTTGGCCGCCAAATGCTTATCTTCGTTTTCATCGTCATCACACCAATCCCAGATCTCAGAGTCCGTACAATGCACTGAGATACCCAAACCGCTTAATACATACTGTCCGTAACCTGTTTTCTCGATAGTAATTGTCTCGTTGTTAAATTCAAACGTCTTCATGATCTTTATGTTTTTAGTTGTTAATACTTTGTTTCTTATTTTGATGTTACAAAGATAGCAGTTAATGTGATATGCTCCAAATAAAAAGAGAGAAATATTGTGATTTACTACATTATTTAACGTTAGGGCATAAAAAAGGGTAGCCCTAAAGCTACCCTTTCCCGCTGATTGGCGTCAACTTCAGTGCCGGACCGAAATCCCCTGACTTATCTATTATAATGCTTCTATTCTGGTTGCGTCTTTTAATCCCAAGTATTCATTATCATCTTTTAGCCCTGTAAGCCCAAATGGGGTTTTGCGTTCATGCCAACATTTTTCAGTCAAATCATTAACTAGGCTGATAATATGTATAAGTGTCTCGATTGTACACTTATTGTCATCATACACATAATCATCTGCGTTGATAATATCCTTAATCAAGTTCAGCAACCCTGATGATAAGCCGAACATGCCGGCATGGTTTAAAATCTCTTTACCGAACTTTGCCAGTTCGCAAACTTGGTCTGCTGTCAGACCTTCAAACTTTTCTCTAATTTCTGAAAATTCCATAATGATACTTTTTATTTTTCGTGATTCGTGTATTCGTATGTATTCTGATGATTTACAGCGTATAAGCTGCATTGTTAGTCGTTGTAAAAGAAGTGTTCGCTTCCCTTACGGAACACCCTATATGCTGCATACAGGGTGCCCAGCAGTATTAAAAGTTCTAACATGGCGGTGTGATTAGGCGGCAGAATTCATCTCACCTTTTATTTGCTTGATGGCTTTCTTCACGTCCCAATCGTTTTCGTATAGGGCTATGATGAATCGCCTGCCTCTCTGCGTCCAGACCGTATATGTGTTGGTGTGGGTATTACCTCTTTCGCTCGTGAAAATGTTGGTCCTTACATCGTGCATTCCCCATCTGTCATACGGAGCTTTCAACAGCCATTGGTCTGATTGTTTGTATTGTATTCCAAGCTCTTTCAGTTTGCTGTTGAGCTTTTCCGCATTCATCCCTATCTCCTTAGCTACCTGTGTAGTGGTCAGAGTGTTGACCGATTGTAGGTGGGTGTCGTAGTAGTTGACCTTAGGGGCGGCCTGCTTGATTTCCTTCTCTTGCAATTCGATGGTGGCTTGCTGTTGTTCTGCTTTTACTTCGAGTTGCTGCTTCTCCTGCGCCAGCCGTTGTTTTTCCTCTTCCGATGATACTAGGGCTTTCAAGGCTTCGAGGTAGGTTTGCGGAGTTTGAGGTTGTACGGAATAGCTTCCAGTGTTTACTACCGATGGGACGATTTCATCAAATATCCAGCTTTCAAAATCGTCGGCTTTTGGCATTTGGCTTTTAGCGGTCAGGCGGTAGACATTCCCTTCGCTGATGAATTTCATTTGTTGGGTTCTTCCCATTGAATCTATGACGTCGTGATTCACGACCCCATGTGATTTACAATGTCTTACTATCGCATCACGAGGATTAGAGTACCCTAAAGATGTCGCAATGTCTGTTCCGCAAAACCAAGTTTTACCGTTTTGAATAAACATACGAACCTTGCCAAATAAAGGATGCTCGTAAACTTTAACTTTACTCGTTTCGTGAGTTGACGTACTTAATACAGCAACGCTATTGCTGTTTGAGTAATTTTCATTTAAGTGTCGCATAATAATGAAAATTAAAAGTTAATAAATAGAGAAAGCAGAGAATCTCTCCAAGTTGCGACACTTCCATATTGGCTTTGGGGCGAATATGTACGGAGAAACCTCTGCTTATATTTTATGCAGTTGCTTACTATTGGGCATAAAAAATCCCCAAACCAAATATGTATATAAAAGTGTCGCATTGCAAAGATACGAATACTTTTTAATACAGCAAATGTTTTGAGTAGAATTTGAAATGCTAGGATTAGGCACCCTTTCTTGGTGAGTTCGAAGCAGGGGAGTTCTTTGTATCCTCCTCTTGGCTGTGGCTGCTTGTAGGATGACAATCCAAAATTGGATTGTGATACTCCTTGTGTTAAAAGTGAACGAATATCACGCATTACATGTGCGTGCTGTTTTCCTGTAAGTTCAGCTATTTCAAGCGAACTCATTCTATCCGTGTCGTGGATTAACGTCGTCATCAAACTACTATTATTTGTTTGATGATGATTGGATGTATTGTTAAGCATAAACAATAAAAAAAGAGGTATAACTACCTTTCCCACTGCTTAACACATACATCCGATGCTGTGGTTCCATTACAGTTCCACATGGGGGTATAGTAATACCTCAAATATTTTAAGTACAAGCATAAAAAATGCTCGCATGATTAATGCAAGCCTCGCTCGCATCGGATATTATATATGTTAAGCACCGCAAATATACAACCTTTATTTGAAATACAAAAAGAAAAAGCGGGAAATATTTGCGAAAATGTGAATTATAAGTTACCTTTGCGACATGAAAGTAAGAAACGTCATAGCATATAAGCACTATTTCATCGATTTTGTGAAGTCTCTTTCCGAAAAGATGCAGGATAAAGTGGTGAAAACCATACAATATGTCGAAACGCTTCAAATTGTTCCAGAAAAATACTTGAAGCATATTGAAGGTACAAGGGGGCTTTATGAAATCAGAGTGAAATTTTCAAGTGACATAATACGTGTCTTTTGCTTTTTTGACGGCGAAAAAATGGTTATCCTATTGAGTGGCTTTCAGAAAAAGACGCAAAAGACGCCCAAAAAAGAGATAGACCGAGCTGTTAGGCTCATGCAAGAATACTTTAATGAAAAGGAAAAAGAAAGGAAATGATATGGAAACTTACAATTTAGAGGATATAAAGGATAAGGTTTATGGAGAAATCGGTACTCCGCGCCGGGATAAGATTGAAACCGAACTTTCCAACCTTCGTGTCGGGCTTCAGATACGCAATGCTCGTGAAGCAAAAAAAATGACGCAAAGCGAACTTGCAGGAAAGATAGGAAAGGAACGTTCTTTCATCTCTAAAGTTGAAAGGGAGGGGAGCAACCTTACTCTTTCCACGCTTTACGACATTGTGACTAAAGGGCTTGGGGGTAAATTGAACATAGAGGTACAATTTTAACCATGTTTTAGCTAAAACGGATTAAAGCAGTAGAGTAATTTGTTCGTTAGTTTGCTGTATACAATTATTTAAACACATAAATTATGAGGAAAATAGCACTTGTTCTGTTATTGTTTTCGTTCTTGTGTTCATGTGATAAAAATGAAGAATTAAAGCAAGATGAAAATTTAAGATTGAAATATAAGGGAGTAATCACTGTTAATAATGATAATAGCAGAAGGGTCGTTTTATCTTTTTATAAAGATATGACATATGATATATCAACAACGATTTCTCCTGTTTTTGGTAATGAGGGCGACAAATATATGTCTGGTGCTTCCGGTATCTATCGTGAAGAAGATGATAGAATTATATTGGAGGAATCTGCTCAAATTGGTATATGGGAAAAAGTCAGTAAATATGAATGGAAAACAGAAAATGAAAATACGATGGAGTTATCTAAATGGTTTCCTGTAGAATATACTATGTCGGGAGATAATATCGAAAGTCTCTCTAATGGTGTAGGAATATTAGTGAAGGGAATTAAATATTAGCATGTAGAATATATTATAAACATTTAAATTACATACACTTATGAAGAAGTTTTTATTTTTATTAGCTGTATTGTTTGTCGTATCATCTTGTAGTACATCTAGTTATAGTGAAAAAAGATGGTCTATAGATTTTAGAGAGTATATAAATGACCCTAATTTTACTATAAATCCGACAGATATTGCGAATAAGGAGTTTGAACCTATAGGCTTAATAGATTTGGAATTCTGCGGAGGGGCAAAAGTAAAAAAGGAGCATAAATTGCATGTACGCAAAGTGACAGTTGATAAATGGTCCATATATTATGTCCCAACCTTAGAAAGAATGATTTCTACTGCAGTTGAAGAGGCTAAAAAGATCGGTGCTAATGGAATTATAAAATTTGATCTTATCAGAA